TTAAGAAATTCTATTAATACTAACCTTCTCATATTTGATGAGATATTAGATTCATCATTGGATAATAATTCAGTTAGTTATTTGATGAATGTAGTTAATGATGTATCAAAAGATAATAATATTATTATTATTTCACATAAAGAACAAATGACAGAAAAATTCACTCATGTAGTTAAATTCGTTAAGAATAAAAATTTCTCACAAATTCAGGAGTCATAGAATGTTTGAATGGTTTAAAAATATTTTATTTTTTATTAATCCAACACAAGTTTATGGATTTAAATCTGCTGATATAGATCCAAACACACTTAAAGGAATTGAACGTCCTTTATATGTTAAAAGTGTTCTTATGTCATTAGGATGGAAAGATTTTCAAGCAGCTGCTATGTGTGGTCAATTTATGCAGGAGTCATATACAGATCTTCGTTGTGAAGTTTGGGGGGATCATCATACTGCATTCGGAATTGCTCAATGGAGAGGTCGTAGACTCGCTGATCTTGAAAAATTTGCAACAAGTTTAAATAAACCAATCAGCGATTTAGATACTCAAACACGTTTTGTTAATTGGGAATTGACTAAGGGTTCTGAAAAATATGTTGGTGATAAATTAAAGAAAACAACAAATATTGATGATGCTTTACTAATTGCCATTGGTTATGAACGACCAAGAGGTTTTACTTTTGAACACCCAGAAAATGGTGATGGTTTTGTTAATCGTTGTAAATATGCAAAAAGTTTAATGTAAGGTAATAAAATGGAACTTAATGATGTATGTTTGAATAAAGTATGTGAAGATTTTAATTTTAAAGAGCCACCTTTTGATCCTATAGAATTTTCTCATGAAATTATGAAATTTATGTATGAAAAAAATGGGTTAGGTTTAGCTGCAAATCAAGTTGGCGTTCCTTATCGTATATTTGCTATGAGAGGTGCGCCAGAAAACTTTGTTTGTTTTAATCCTAAAATTGTTGGAAGTTCAACAGACCAAATTGTTCTTGAAGAAGGATGTTTAAGTTATCCTGGTCTTCTTGTGAAAATAAAAAGACCTTCAATGATACGTGTAAGATTTAATACACCAAATGGAGAAGTAGAAACTAGACAATTTATTGGTATGTCTGCAAGAGTATTTCAACATGAATATGATCATCTTGATGGTATAAGATTTTATGATCGTGCCAATAAATTTCATAGAGATCAGGCATTTAAAAGATGGAAAAATTAATTGTTCCAGCAAGACCAGAAGATGCTGTTTTGCTTAAAAATATAGATGATGTTTCTTTTGAAAAAGTTTTCCACGAAGACATGGAATACTATGAAAATTGTTTCAAAAATGGAAATGATTGCTATCTTTTAATGGTTAATGGTTTAGCGGCTGGTGAGGTAATATTACGATTTGAAGACGAAAATACTATTGGATTAGAATCTTTTGCTATTGTTCCTCAATTTCGTAATAAAGGATTAAGTAAGTATCTTTTAGATTTTGTTGAAGATTGTGCTAAACCATTCAAAAAAATAGTTTTAGAAGTTTATGTAAAAAATAAAAAAGCTATTGACATATATATAAAAAATGGATATACTATGACGGAAGTAAAAAAAGATTTCTATGCTCATGGGTATGATGCTCAAATTATGGAGAAAATTCTGTGAAATACTTTCCGTTTAATGAATTGAATGGTAGATTACACCATATAGAAGATATAATTTTATTTGTAATTATTGTTATTTTGGTGTTTACATGGGCTAAACTGTTTTTAATTTGGGACGAAAAATGAATATATTCTATCTAAGTCAAGATCCTATTGAAGCGGCACAGATGATGGTTGATCGTCATGTGGTTAAAATGATTTTAGAAAGTGCTCAACTTCTATCAACAGCACACCGTATTCTTGATGGTAAAGAAATAAATTGTTTATCTGAAAATGGAAGAAAAACAAAGAGGTATGAATTATATGACTCACGTGAATCAGTACTTTATAAAGCTACGCATGTTAATCACCCGTCTGCTATATGGGTTCGTAGGAGCATTGAGAATTATAATTGGTTAGTTGATCATATGTTTGCATTAATGGAAGAATATACATTTCGTTATGAAAAAAAACATAAATGTTCTGGTGAATTAAGTTATATGTTACAGTCTCCTCCAAAAAAACTAGAAGAATATGATTGGACACCAATGCCATCTTGTATGGATGATAAATATATTATTTCTGATGATCCTATTGTTAATTATCGCAATTATTATAAAAATGGTAAAACAAATTTACATTCATGGAAAAAACGTGAGGTTCCTTCTTGGATCAACGATTAAAAGAAACAATAGTTATTGATGATGTAATTCCAAAAGATTTACAAGAATCATTTCATGATGCTATTGTATATTCTCCACATTGGAGAATGCTTAATGATATGTCTTATACTGAAGGACAAATTAATAATCCATCTTATGGATTTAATTGCTTGCTTAAACATCCTGAACATGGTATACTATCACCATTATATGAGTCAATATCAGTTCCTATAATAAACTCTGTTTTACAAAAAACAAAAATACAAATAAAAGATATTTATTATAATAGAGCTTTTTTACAGGTTCCTTTATCTGATAAATTTTATAAAGGAAAAAATGGAATACATGTAGATATACCAGATCCACACTATGCTTGTGTTTACTATCTTAATGATTGTGATGGTGATACTTTTGTATATGAACAGAATTTTCATGATACGAAATACGGTTCTAAAAATGTAGATTTAAAAGTGCATAAAAAAGTGACACCTAAAAAGGGTAGATTTGTTATGTTTGATGGTGCACGTTTTCATTGTTCTAGTCAACCAAAGGATTCGTATCGTTGTATAATAAATTTCGTTCTAATATAATTCATAATGGTGACATACTGGCCTGGAAAAACGATGGAACTATGTTGGCTAATTTAGTTTCTTATGTTACTAGAGGCATATATACACACATTGGTATTGCTTGGACGCTTCATAATAGAGCTTATGTTTTAGATGCTTATTGGAAAGGTGGTGTGAGATTACGATATCTTGGTGATAATCTTCCAGTAGATATTATTCATACAAATATAAAATGGACAAAGAAATTAGAAGATGATGCACTTTCAAAATTGGGAAGATCGTATAATTACATTGGCGCTGCTCTTCTTGGCGTTGATATTACCCCTAATTATGATTCAGAAGTTTGTTCTCTTTATGCAGCTTCTATCCTAAGAAACGGTGGTATTGATATTCCAAGACAAAAAGGATTTACATTAACTCCACAGAAAGTAGTGGAAGCAGTTTGTGAAATGAAAAATACACAAATTAAAACTATTAACAACCTAAGAGGATTACAATATGAGTGAAGAAGTAAAACTAGAAAGAATTACAGAACTAATGGCACCTGTTGATGAACAGATTACGTTATGTGAATCAGGAAATGAACAGATTATGCTTGCTTGTGGAATGATGCAAAGAGTTAAAGAAATTCTAGAACATCATTTGGGCAAAGAGGAATCAAAGAAACTTTTAAAGGAATACGTTAATGAGCAACATGTTCACTGATGTTAAGGATTTTCAGATTGCAGTTGGACAAAATGTAAGCGAATCACCAAAACTTCCAGATGGTGCAGAACGTGATCTTAGACTAAGACTATTAAAGGAAGAATATGAGGAATACATACAAGGTGAATGTAGGAATGATTTGGAGAATATTGCTAAAGAACTCGCTGATATCATTTATATTGTTTGTGGTACTGCTGCATCTTATGGGATTCCCCTTGACAGAGTTTTCTCAGAAGTTCACAAATCAAACATGGCAAAATTAGTTGATGGTAAGCCAATTCGTCGTGATGATGGTAAAATTTTAAAACCAGATGGTTGGAAACCACCTGATATTAAAAATATTCTTTATGGAGATGTGTGATGACATTTTTTAAATCGGAAGATTTTAATAATAGAATTGTTGATGGTGGAGGAGTATATAAATTTGAAAACGGTCAAACATTTACAGTTACTTCATCTAATACTGTAGATCTTAATTCTACACAATATAAATATGCTGAAGATCGTATAATTTCTGATTTTAAAAAGTATATTGATGACACATATAATCAGCATTATAAGACAGAAGAAGAGCAAGTAGAATGTTTTGATGCGTGGATTGCTCTTGGTGATTCTATGCCAACTTTTCGCAATACAGCATTAAAATATCTTTGGCGTTATGGAAAAAAGAACGGAAGTAATAAAAATGACTTGCTAAAAGCATTACACTATGTTATAATGTGTCTTTACGTTGATCATTACAAGGGTAAAAAGTGAAATTAAAGTCTTTAGAAGAATATGAAAAAGAAAAGTGGAAAGAAATATATTCTCAATCAAAAAATAATGGAACTGGTATAGCTTGTCCAAAATGTGGTGATGAATTAATTGAATCTATGCCTGGGACGATGTTGTGTTCTTATCCTCCAAGAAAATCAGTTACTTGTGAAGTATGTAATTTTAATGGTTCTATTTTAGCATAAGAAAGGTGAATAAAATATGGAAATTCAAAT